AGAGCTGCCATAAAGGTATCTCCAGCACCACATACATCAAAAACTTTGACTACCTGTGGGAGAAATTTTAAACCAGACCATAATGCACCATCACTTCCAAGAGTGACAATAAGATGAGTGTCGTTAGGTAGATGGTCTTTGTCCAAGAGATCATATTCTTTCTTGTTTATTTTCCAGAATACATTATCTTTATGGAAAAGGCGACGCTTCTTAGTGTCTACGAACACTGGTCTGTTAAAATTATTACACAGATGCCATAAATCGTCATCGGTGATGTATCCTTTGTCATAATCTGAAATAACAATTGCATCAGGATTCATGTGCATCATTGCCATTTTCAATTCAGCATTTGCAATTCTACCCACCTCTGGAGTTTCATCTAGACGCATCAATTGATAACCACTATTTGTATCTACAAATCTTGTTTTAGTTATCAGTTCTCTCTGTGATAATAATACAGTATTGATTCCAAATGCTTGGAGATTCAACTCAGTATTACCAGCCATGCCTGGTCTTTCCTCTATTCTAGTTTGATCTAAAACTGGGACAGGTTGTTCTGGACTAAGCCTACTACACTCACCAAAGATGTACTTATCTGTACACTTATCACCTATGACAATTACGTTAGCCACGAATCTTCTTTATGATATCAGTTGTTGAATAATTTAGTCTAGGAAGAAATCTAACTTCTCTGGCATTCTCAATACCAACGACATCTCCTCCTTGCCAGTCATCACCCAACAATAGTATATCAGGCATGTATAATTTTATCAACCCCTCCAATTCTTCTCTTGTATTAAAGTATAATACTTCATCAATATATTTTATCGCCTGTAACATGGAAATTCTATCACACAAATTGTTGACGGGCTTAGACGCACCCTTATCTTTACGAATCTTTTCATCGGTGTCTGTGGCTACTATGAGTTTTTTTCCTAAAGATGCACCAACCTTAAACAACTCTATATGGCCTGGATGTAATATATCAAAAGTGCCATTACACCATACTATTTTATTTTCCATACCACTCTTTCAGTAAGTTTATTTGTGGGACTGACTGGTTCACACTACTATCTAGTCTCCTTAGATAATTTTCAAATCGAGGAATAACCTCTTTAACGTCATCATACCAATATGTTTTTTTAGAAATTTCTGGCATTAGTTGTAATAACCATACATGCCAATTACTTCCACCAAAGAAAGAACTGGATCTATGGTCTTGAAATGTTAGTGAATCTGGATTATTTGTCTGATCTTCCATGTATTTTTGCATACCAGATTTTTCATGACTTAACCTAACATAATCCCAAAACTTACCTTCTCTTTCACAATATGAGTAATGCATATTTACATAGTCAACTGCACTCTCAAAAGCACATTTCATTCTAACATTATAAATGTCAGTTTCATATTCATTGAAAACACAATCAACCATACACTCTTCTAACCATTCACACCCTCTTATCATTAAAGCTAGTCCAGTGCTTTCCAGTGGTTCTATAAATCCAGCACTTAGTCCAATAGGAATTACATTACCATCCCAAAACTTTTTAACATACTGAGGTTTCCAATCCAACATTCTTAATTCTTTTTTCTCAATTCTATTATCCCAATGTTTTACAAAGGCATCTGCTACTACATCTGGATCTGTGATGGATCTATTGAAACAATATCCTGTTCCTATTCTAGATTGTGTTGGGATTCTCCATCTCCAACCATGTTCTAATGCCCGACAATCTGTATACGGATGCATCTCTTTATTTTTATCTTCATATTCTACCTTAGCAGCAAAAGCAGTGTCTATGAATAATCTATCAGTCAAATCTACATTATGATTGCCTATTAACATCTGTTTCCAACCAGTGCAATCTATAAACAAATCTCCAGTGATTCTTGATCCATCATCTAATACTAATTCTTTAATATTAGATCTTGTTAAATCATCCGACAAACCATCTCTATAAACTTCTATAACATCAGATTTAATATATTCTTTTAAGTATGGTATGGTATTTTTTTGTAAGAACTGTACCAATTTACCACAATCAATTTGGTAAGCATATGTGTCTCTAATATAATCTGGTTCTACTTTATTTTGCATAGCAGATCTATACAAACCAGATATACTTTTTATTTCATTTTGATCCTGATAATTAGACCAAACATCATACAAAGGAACTCTGGGTATACTTGGATCATCACCATCACCTAGGATACCAAAACCAAATGGATGCCAAATATTATTTTCCTCCTTACCCCAGCCAGGAAATAGTATCCCTGCCTTAAATGTTGCATCTATTTCATTCATCCATTGATGTGGTTCATATCCCATCTCTCTCATAACCTGTGGGAAACTTAATAATGTAGCTTCTCCAACACCAACTCTCTCTGGATCTGACTTATCAATAACAACTACTTCTAAAGATCTCCATCTTCTTGCAAACCAAGATGCAGTAATCCACCCAGCAGTTCCTCCTCCTACTATAACAATCTTTTGAACTTTCTTCATTAGTTCTTTATTTCGATCATAAGACCATACTCAGGCAAATATAGGTATTCTATCAAACTATTTGCAAGAGTTCTCAGAGCGTCGTCTAGGGTCTCTACAAGAGGTTCTCCTCCTAGATTAAAGGATGTATTGAATATAATAGGGCACCCTGTCTTATCGTACCAAGTCTTGATTAAATTATAGTAGTGAGGATTGATATCCTCTGTAACTGTTTGAATTCTACATGTATCGTCAACATGGATAATTGCTGGGATCTTCTCTTTAATTCCTTCCTGACATTTCACTGCATACATCATAAAAGGAGTTTCATCCATACCACGAAGATCGAACCATTCATGTACATGTTCTTTCAATATTGATCCAGCAAAAGGTCTGAAATACTCACGACGTTTGATAGTATTGACATGATCCTTTCCATCTGGATCTCTAGGATCATACATGATTGATCTGTTGCCTAATGCACGAGGGCCAGCTTCCGACTTACCTTGGAACATTGCAACAATATTTTTCTTAGAAATTAAATCTATTGCATCTTCATGTGTTGCCTCAAAAATTCTAGTTGCATCATAATAGTTTGCAAGATCTTTAATGTAGTCAGTATCATATTCATACTTAGGGCCATAATATAGATCCTTAATTGGTGAATGAATTTTCGTATTCTTACTTACTTTTTGATAATGCCAGTATGCCGCACCTATAGCTGTTCCAGCATCATTACTTACTGGTTCTACAAATAGATTAATACCTTCATCTTTCAACTGTTCAAGATACCAATAATTTGCAACACAGTTTAGTCCGTATCCACCTGATAGAACTACATTATTCTCTCCACTCATATCAACTGCCTTACGAATCAAATCTAAAACCATTTGTTCCGACTCAGTTTGAATTGCATATGCCAAGTCTCTACGACTTTGTAATTGAGTTAAATCGTCTGTCCGTTTTAAATCTGAAGGATTTGTAAGTTCTTTAAATCTACCTTGATTTACAACCGCACCATTTGGATAAGTGGGTACAATCAAATCTCTATTAGTTGTAGTCCAATCACTCATACCATTATAATCTGTGTAAATATCAGGTATGTTAAGATTCTGATTTCCATATGGGAATAGTCCCATAGTTTTACCAGCCTCAATAGGAGCCCATCCACAATACTGAGTTACTGCTTCATAAGCTTTTACGATACCAGCAGAATCATCTAATATAAACTCATGAGTTCCTTCTTCATCTTCTCTTTCAGAAGTAAACTCAGCTATCCTTTGAGCTCCCCAAGGGCCTCTACCCCCCTGATGTTTATATAAAGTTTTAAAATTATCTGGATAATTGCACTTTATTATAGTTTCTAACTCCCATGTCATCACATCATCCCCATCAATATGCATGGGTATAAATGATCCAGCACCGTCTACTATTAAAGATACAGCACTTTTAAATCCAGATCTATAGAAGGCACATGAAGCATGTAATTTGTGATGGATATGACTATAATCTACTACTTGAGGATGTTTGTTAATATCTGCTTTACGATCAATTAAACCTAGTTTTCTTGCAAGAGCAATGTAGATAGGTTCTCCTGTAAAATCATTAGATCCAGCTTGATTCAGTGGTTGTGTATGTGCAACCACAAGGTAATCTAACCTATCAGTATAATCTAATAACTTAATCATAGAGGCTAAAGGGCCTCCATCATATTTTTTTCTAGATAATCTTTCTTCTTCTATAGAGAAAACAAGTTCACCATCTTTAAGTAAGCATATGCCAGAGTTATGACCCCTAGCAATAGCTGCAATCCATTGAGTCATTATTTTGTTTCAATATCAATTGTTGTTTTATCTGATTTTAACAGATTTTTAAATCCTTTATTTGGTTTTGGCTTTGGTTTATTTAAAGTAAATGTAGGTTTAGGAGCTCCAGTTGATAGAGGTGTTGTTCCTATTGGTTGTCTTTTTGATCCATCAGCAAGTTGATATGCATCTGGTCTAGGCATTTCTTGCATTGGTGGTTGTTGTGTTGGCGTAGAACATGAAGATGCTTCCTGTTGTGGAGCAACAAAAGTTCCTGTAAATGCCCTTGGTTTACCTAACCTCTTTCTACAAGATTCTACAATCTCCTTAATTTGATTTTTTTCAAGTTCCATAGATTGATCATTGAATCTATCAACTCTTTCATCTTGAGTAATTCTTATTGGTGCATACTCTCTACGACCATCACCAACATCAATGATGTCAAAGTCTTTATGGCCAGGATAACTAATGTTCTCTGGATATGTGGAACCCACAACTACAGTAGCAGTTTTATCAAGAGCTCTTGCCATATGTTGTCCCATACTATCACACCCTAGGAAATGATCTGCAACCTCAACAACCGCGGCCCATGTTCTCATATCTGATATTTGTGGTCTAGCAATAGGGAATTTACTTTTATCTTCATCTTCCTCAACAGAAAAATGAAATTCACTCATCACAATCACTGCATAATCTTTTTTCAATTGATTTATGATATCACATACACCTGTTAAAGGCATACTTCTTGAAGAGGGGTCTGCTAAAAACTCACCCAATTGAGTTATAGATCTACCAAATGGTTGTATAACTATTACCTTGTCTTTTTTGGTTACTGATTTTATTTCCTGTACTACATTGTACCCAGAAATAACTTCCATTTTGTTTAGTTCAATTTTTGGTTTAGGTAGTTCTCTAGGTTCATCTAAACCATTAATCTCCATGTCATAGGCCTGTGCCAAATTACATTGTTGATTATAGTAGTGCCATACTCTGTATGGTTCTGGACTTATACAGTCCCTTTGTTTAATATGTTCTTGGAATAGATTTTTATGCCAGTGATCATATGCCTTTCCGTCTAGTGTTGGGTGTCCTTTGAAGAAATCTGTACCCCCTTCACACACTATAATGAAGTCATCATTTGTTTCCGCATATTTTTCAAATGCAGGGATAGAACTTATAACTCTTCCCGCTCCACCATTAATAAAAAACGCCTTCGATCTCATAGTTTTCATAATTCCTGTACTATATAGTCACATAAAAAATACCTGTGCCAGACGAGGATGTTGTTTAAACATCTTCCTATCTAAGATTGCTCCGTGAGTATGTCTGGCTTCATACAACACCATTCTATTATATTTCATCTCACTTGTAAACATTATATCATTTTTTATATTGTAATCGTAACCATAAGCATGATCTTCTATGTACTTATAGAAATCTGTACCCCCATTACACTCATCATCCTTATTCAAATATATTAAAGCTGCCCATTTATATCCTATATTATCTTTGTGATGAGTATAACAATAAACAGTATCGGTAAACCTCTCCATTATATCATCATGAGTTGTGGTATTAACCATGAATTTCATGTCATCCCATTTTGATTGAAAGTCAGAATCATCATATTCTAAATTATTCCATTCTTTTTGATTACAGAGAGTAGTAAATATTGGTCGAAGATTATCTCTCATCTCCTGATTATCTTCTACAACACGTTTTCCTACTAAAGAACCGCAATACTCTTTTCCACCTTTAAGTTCACATGATAAGGCATAATTCCTGACTTGATCTGGATCTCTGTAAAAGTCATCTACAACAAATACTTTTCGCCATAGAAATCCCTGATCATTAACTTTGGAATGATCATAAACTCTTTTTACAGTTAAGTTATAGTTACCTAGAGGATTAGTTTCAAACATATAATAAAAAAGATCCCCTTATTAGGAGGATCTTAGTTAATTAATTTATATATGTTTTGATTAGCCTGGAGGTGCCCATGCTGGAGTTCCTGATCCATCACTATCAGCAGTGTCTTTAGGTGGATCAGTGTGGCCTGGTTCGACTGGGAACATCATGTCCGCAACGTTTGGATGTACATTCTGAGCTGCCATCTTAGCTGGAAGATCTCTTAACTGTTGACGATAAGTTTTCCACGATGCTTTTAACGTATCAGGCATATCCTCTGTTACTTTACCATCACTATTGGCTAGTTCTCTGTTTCTGTGACCTCTAACCATATCCCATGTTTTGTCCTCATCTACGCCGTTGATTTTTTCTCTAGCAGTAAAAGCGGTAATTGATATGTCATTAGGGCCTGCACTGCCTGGATTTGCAACTGTGATGCTTTCTGGATTGTAGATATCATCTGGATATAAAACAGAACCAAATATGAACTGTTGGTATCCATCAGCAGTCATATCAGGTGAGCCTGGATGAGCTACGTCTACAGATAAGTCACGACTCTCTTCTTTCTCGTTGACCACAGGGCCTCTTAACTGACAGATGAGTGTGTGTAAATCACTTGCCGCACAATCTACTTCGTACCACTGAACTACGTCAGCTGGTTTTGGACGACCATCTGCGATGTCGTCTTCTGTTAGAGGGCCATAATGTTCTTTTCCATCTGCACCAATTTGTAGATAGATTTTGTCAGGGCCGTCATATGTTTGGTCTCTCTGCTTACCATCACTGAATGAGTGGTCAACTAAGAAACTGTTTGGAAGATTTAACTTCCATGTTTTTTCGATAATTGCTGTTGCCATTTTGGATTTCTTCGGGTTTTCTCCTTCGGCACTATTTATAAAAAAAGAGGGTTTATAACCCTCTCTTGTAAAATTTTGTTGTTCGGTTTAGACGTAAGTGATCTTAACGAGTCCTCCTCCACCTTGTCCACCTTGTCCGCAGTGACCATTACCACAGTATGAAGTAATAGCACCTTGTCCACCGTGTCCATATGGAACAGTCCAACAACCACAACGAATCCAACATTGTCTTACACCGTAACTAACACCTAAAGTTCCGATAAATGGAGCACCTGTAGGCATCGCATCGTTGTTATAGTAACAGTGACAATCCCAACCATCAGCTCTGTATGATGCACCAGCGTGGTTGCCCATTCCAAAGTCTCCACCCATTGCGCCAGGGCTGAAACAACATCTTTCAAACTGACTATTACAACTTGAACTCCATGAGTTAGTATAACAACCTCTATTTCCACCGTAAGCACAGAAGTTACTTAAGTTGTATCCATTTACATAGGATGAACATCCATGACATCCTGTACATTCCCTAGAACAACAACGATATGTACCACCAGCACATACAGTATATGTACATCCACCATTTGTGTCAAGAGTTTTGGTATTATAGAAACCTCCACCAGCACCAAACCAGTTACCACAACGGTTACAGTTACATTCTCCGTGTCCGTTTCCTCCAGCACCCCAAGCCTCGATAGTCATTCGAGTTGTACCTGTTGGTACTGTCCAGTTGCAACAACAGCCTGGGTTACAAACGTTAGTTTGTCCGTAGAACCATTTTATACACCAGTTAGAAAAAGATCCAGATGCAACCGCTGCCGATGGGATACTACCATCGACAATTCTGTCGTTAGAAACCTTTTTATAGGACGAATAATTTGCCATTTCTTTTTCTTAGAAGTATGTAATTTTAACTAGTCCACCGCCACCAGTTCCACCAGTTCCACAGTGACCATTACCACAATATGTGGTTGTTGCACCCTGACCACCATGACCATAAGGAACAATCCAGCAACCACAACGAATCCAGCAACTTCTTAGTGATTGGTATACGGTAGTACCAATTAAAGGTGCAGATGTTGGGGAGTGAGCATACTGATAACAATGACACCACCCTCTATATGTATCATATCTGGAAGCGTTCCAGACACCACTGTGGTTTCCAATTCCAAAGTCTCCTCCGTTGTTTCCAGGCGCTCTACAGCAAAGGTTATCAGATGAACAAGAAGTACTCCAAGAAGGGTTTGCCATTCCTCTACAACCACCAATGGCGCAGAAGTTAGATAAGTTTGATCCATTTACATAAGATGAACATCCTATGCAACCACAACATTCTCTGGATAAACATGGATAAACTCCACTAGCACATACTGTGTAAGTATTACCAGCAGAAGTGGTAATCATTTTACTATTGTAGTAACCACCCTGAGCACCTAAGTAGTGCTGACATCTGTTACATGAACATGCACCAGCTCCATTTCCTCCAGAACCCCAGGCCTGAATCCACATGTTTTGAACACCTGTTGGAACCGACCAGTTACAGCAACAACCAGGCGAACAACGACACATAGTTCCGTAAAACCATTTTACGCCATAAGATTGGTTCGGTGAATCACTAAAGCTTGACGCACTCAAACTATTAGAGACTAACTGATCCCCATTAACTTTTTTGTATGATGAATAATCTGCCATTGATTTCCTTGTCTTTTTTAGACGTAAGTGATTCTTACAAGTCCAGAGCCGCCTTGACCGCCCTGTCCACAACACCCTCCACAGTACTGTGTTTGTCCACCCTTTCCACCTGTTGCATAAGGAGCAGTCCAACAACCGCAACGTTGCCAACAGTGAACAGCATGGTTTTCTGTACTTGACGTTAGGAACGGAGCACCTGATGTACACTCTGTAGTAATAGAAGGGCCGCAATGGCAATCCCAGTGACCTGAGAAACCATCTTGGTGAGGAGCCATTGCAAAGTCTCCACCCCATGTTCCTGGCGATACGCAACAGAAGTTTCTTGATGTACAAGCAACTGACCAGTCAGGGTTTGCACAACCTCTTGCACCACCTTGAGCACAGAAGTTACTTAAGTTGTAACCATTTACATAAGAAGAACATCCTATGCAACCATTACATTCTCTAGAACAACATCTATAAACTCCAGCAGCACATACAGTATAATAACAACCCCCTTGAGTGGAAATTGTTTTTGTATTATATGTTCCTCCAGCAGCACCTTGGTAGTGGTGACATCTGTTACATGAACAACTACCATTTCCGTTACCACCAGCACCCCATATTTCAAAGGTTACTTTTTCAACCCCAGTTGGAACTTGCCAGTAACAGCAGCACCCAGGCGTACAATAACATGGATGACCATGTATATGTTTGACGCAGTATCTGGGAGCCACACCCGATTGCAGTTTAGACGATGCAATACTACCAGAAGTTATCTGATCGGATTTTACTTGTCTATATGATCTATAGTCGGCCATTTAGTATCTCGAAATTTGGTAAAAAAGCTTCATAATGTAGATAATCAAACATTAGATAGAGAAGATTCTCCAACCATATGAATCACCTGAGAATACAAGACTGAATGCTGCACTTTCAGTTGAAACTGTTAAGTTTGCTGAGTCACCTTGAATTAATTTTCCATTACGAGAGACTGTCAACGCATTACTATCAAATGTCTTAGCAATGTCGAAGAATGTGATTGTTGCACCTAAGTTAGGAGATGCAGGGAGTGTTGCAGTAATACCACCACCGTTTGTATTAACGAAGTAGTTTCCACCAGCAACAACAGATGTACTTGTTGAAATTGTACTGTATGACTGAACACCTGGCTGAATCCATGTAGTTCCATCATAGTACTCAAGAGCACCTAAGTCGGTGTTGAATCTTAAACAACCAGTGTTGAATTCATCGTCAATGCCGCCAGGTCTTTGAGCGGTTGTACCTACAGGAGG